CCGAAAATAAGTCCGCCCGAGTAGTCAAGCCACTGGCCGTCCACTGTGTTGTGATACATATATTCCCCACCTGTGTCGTAATGGTAGGGCATAACATTTCCCCAAGTGTGGAACCAGAAGTCCTCTGTAAAGTGATAGAAGTCGAACCCGGCAACCACCGAGTAATTCCACTGGCGAGCAAGTTCATTTCTTTTTCTAGCAGAGTATTCAGATAAGACTTCAGGGATAGTGACTGCTTCCCAGACCTCAGTGTTTGAAGCGACAACTGTTCCGTCTGGAGCCATGTATTCTCCAGTTGTAAGGTTGTGAGTATATCCTTCTTGAAGCGCGAGGTAAGTGTAGTGGATATCTCCGTTTGCAAGCTTCCATTCAGCAAGTGGATCATATCCATAGGGCTCTGAGATACGTTGAGCGACTCCTGCGTGGAGAGAAAACTTCTTACCGAGTTTAAGTCTATATCTTTGAGAGGCTTCAAAGTACTCAATGTCTGCAAAACCGTCTTCATGGTATTCAACCTTTGCCATAACTTTGTCTCCGATGTAACGAAAAAAGTGGTGTTGATTAAAGAACTCTCGGCCTTGCTGTCTTTCGTATGTAACTTCTCCAAGAAACTCTATGCCGTTACGCTTACCTATATTAGCGTCAGCAGACCAAGATGTTTCTGACCCGTCGTAAAAAGCATTAGCTCTGTTTTCATAGCCAAACCTAGCGATCTTACGTACACCCATAGATAAGCTATAGTCAAACGGAGTTGCTACAGTCTCTTGAGTCAATCCGTCAGTAACAGAGTATATAGTCTGATCTGATACAGAGTTGCCTCCGTTAACAGCCGCATAGAACGTAGAAAACTTAAAAGCTTTCTTTAGCTCTTGAGCTTGTACTAAAGTACAACTAAATAGTAAAGTTAGTAATAAACTTAATCGTGATAATAACATTTTCCTGATTTATTTTTTGTTTTCATTTTACAACGTTTACCGTCTTTCTTTATGTGTGAGCACTGTACTTCGTTTGCTTGCTGAGGAACTTCGTCGTGTACTGTACAGAAACTTTTACCATCTAAAGCCATGTTAGAACAGCGTTTGCCTGATCCGCTGACGGCAGCACACTGCACTTCAGTAGCGCCATCGTCTCTTTTTTCTTCTTGATCTAACTTATTGTCTTCGATAACTTGAGCATCTTCCTCCGCTTTTTCAATCTCTCTTTCTCTTTTCTTTTGCTCTCTTCTTTCTTCTGCTTCTGCCGCTTTTATTTCTCTAACTTCATCACGAGCTACCATAACGTCTTGGTTTTCTATTCCAAAACTCCAACGGCTCCAACCTAAGAACATAGCTATTCTTTTCCAAGTTTCATGGTCAGAGTCCATAGACTCTCTTACATTCATGAACTTATTATAAAGCCTGTGAAGAGGTATGTTTGTTATAGCTTCTGTTGCGTTAAACAAAGACTCATACATTGGATTATCAATATCTGTTTTATCCATTTGATTAATGACGTCTCTGTTGTAGTGCCAAGTTCTTAAAGCACTAGCTAGTTTTCTAGCTTTAATACCTATTGGAGGAGATATATTAAGAGCTTCTAATATAATTGGTCCTTCTTCAGAGTCAGTGTAATACTTGTCATCATCAAGTTTTTCTTTTTGATCTATAAATTCTAGTATAACATTTTTAGTTGTAGATATAACAGCTCCTCCTATACCAGCGCCTCTCAACAAACTATCAAGCATGCCGTTTAGAAGGTTAGCTTTTTCATCTTCATCTATTTGATCTTCTTCGTCATCACCAAATAAAGCTGCAAATAAACCTTGCTGCAGTCCGTAGAATATTAAGTTCTGCACCATGCCGTAGTAAACAATCTTTGACACGTTAGATTTAATATCACCTCTACCATTAACTAAATCTTGTGCAGCTCGCTTCATAAGTCTGTTATACTGCATTGTTACGTTTTGGAACGCTAGTATAATCTTACCAAGAGGAGAAGCTTGTTGTTGAGATATTTTATCTTCTCTTGTAGACTGCTGGCTTTCTTCAGCAATTTCTCTCATGTCTTCGTAAGCTTTTGCCTCAGCCTCTTGCTTACTTAAACCTTGCTCTTGATATGTTTTAATTCTATTTCGGTACATAGTAGCACCACCAGTAGCAATAGCTAAACTATCAGCTATTTGAGTAGGTGTAAAGCCTAGCTTAAGCATAAAAGCTATAGCTACTTTCATAGGGTTTTTAGCGCCTTGCAGCTCTCTTAATAACTCAGCCGCGTTTAAGTCAGTACCAATACCACCTCTTCTTTGTTTTAACCACGGTGAGTTAAATATCATAGACACGTCAGTCCAATATTGCTTTTGATTTGCAAACGCAGCAGCCGCTTTAAGTGGATTATTGTCATGCCAGTTTATAAAGTTGATGTTCGATATCATCTGGAGCATTGCTGATCTAGCGTTGAAGAACATCGTTGCACCTACAGAACCGTTCAACCACTGCGTAAAGGTGTTCATCAATCTGTTGCTACCAAAGTTTCTGGTACTACCAGTCTTCATACGATACAACATATCTTCAATAGCTTCTCTATGATTACTACCAAATACAGCTTCTATCTTATTTAAGTTTTCTTCAGAAAATACTATGTCAGCATTTTCAATAAACTCAGTTAAGTATATTTTTCTAGCATCTTTCATAGCGTCTGCTATGTCTGATTCTATAGTACCAGCAGTCCAGTCGTTGCCAGGCTTTACATCGCCTTGAACAGACTGTTGGGTTATAGTGTTAATTCCGTCAGCATACGCCATTAAGTCAGCATCACCTTTTACAATATTAACTAAGTTAGTTAAATCAGCTTGAGACAAACCAGGTATATCAACACCCATACGGTTCCAGTTGTATACTCTAATAGCATCTTGGTATGTAAACTCTGAATTAGGTATATTTGCTCTAAGTCTAGACTTAACATTAGGTAAAGCTTTTTTAAGCTCTTTAACGTCATTTGCTATAGCTTGAGTTACCATGTCTAAATGTCTAACACCTCTAGCAAACGGATCGAATATGTTTTCTTTAAACCAAGCGTGATGCTTTTCACCAACTCTACCTTTACCTAAGAAAGGATATATAAGACCTTTTAAATCTTCTGCTGAAGGTGGTAAAAAGAATTTAAATTTACCTTTATTTTTACCTCGTTTTCTAGCTTTAGCTGCAGAAAATCTTTTATTTCTACCTACACCTTTAGTCTCTTCAAGTATAATATTAAAAGTTGAGTCAAGATCTGCTGCGCCTTCTTCAAGTATCTCTGCAAAAATTACAGGTCCTCTTCTACTAAAGTTTAATTTAGCTTGTTGAACACTGCTTTTAACATCGTATTGATCTAGTAATTCTTGTACCGCATCTACGTTTTGCAAAGCGTCGTCAGCAAATCCTATATCATTATATCCTTCTGCAATAATATTCTCTGCTATCCAGTTAGCTTTAGCAGCACCAGTTGAGTTACCTAAACCAACAATATTTTTAATAGGTATTTTTAAACCTATTGCATCTAAAAACTCTTTAATAGCTGGTTGAGATTCTGGAGCTCTTGCTGTTAATATAAACGTATCTTTAGTTCCAAACTTCTTAGCTCTTTCTAAAGCTTTATCAAACATAGGACCAGGCTGACCTCCCGTTACTTTGTTAAACTCTGAGAAGTCTGGCGTCCAACCTTCAGCTACTAGATCAGCACCTTGTTTTGCAAAGTCTTCAGCGCTAACTATTTTAGTTTGACCTTCCTTATTAAATATAACATTAGACTTTGTAGTAGCTAACGTATCATCAAAGTCCCAAATGCTAGCGCCTTTTCTACCTTCACGAGCGCTTTTAGAAAATAAAAGCTTATTAGCTACTGCTGCTTCTTTTATAGCCTGCTGTTTTCTATTTATAATCTCTGAAACAGCAGCGTGTCCTTGACCTACATTAACGTCTGTATTAGCTCCAATGCCTAGCAGACCAACCATTTTACCAGTCGCTACAGTAGCATTGTTGTAGTATCTCATCCAAGAAGGATCTGTTAAGCTTTGGTTTTCAGCTAAAGAGTTATTAAGCTTAGCTTCTTTAAGACCTTTGTCCATGCTATCAGATATAATAGCAACATCGTAGTTGGCAAACTGAACGTTTACATCTGATACACCACCTTCAAAAAGATGAGCATCAAATAGACCTAACACAACGTTAACTCTTGGCTGCATGTGCTCGTATACAGGCTTTAACTTTCCTTTGTTTCTCTGCCTTAGCTTACGCTTATAGTCACGAAGCTGCTTAGCGTTCATGCCTTTAGTCTCTTGTTTCCAGTTTTCTGGCAATAAGTCTTCGCCTATGTACTTAGGCTGAGCAGCTCTAGCTAAGCTTGGGTTCATGTTAGACAACAAGTTAGCAGCTGCCATTTGAAGATCTTCAGATCCAGTTATACCGTTGTTGTATAAACTTACGTGAAACTCGACAAATCTATTTAAATGCTCTCTAGCCTCTAGGACACCCTTGCTTCTTTCGTCTACAGTATTGGTACCGTTAACGTAGTCGTCTACAACTTGATCTAGCACAGCAGGTCCTGACTGTGCATCTAAAGATAAGTCTGCTTGAGTAATGCTTACGGTTTGACCTTTATAAGTAATAGGCTTACTAAAGTCTATACTAACGCCTTGTTTAGTTTCTTTAATACTAAACTTTAGATCTGGATTATTTTCTAGTACTTGCTCTAAAAACAATCTACCTGTGAATAGCTGAGCTCTTTTACCTCCGATCTTACCAGCGGTAGACATCTGCTGCTTTAGCATAGTCATTGACTTCATTATCGCAAAACCAGCTTCTGCCTCGTTAGCAGATTCTTCGTCTATCCTAGCAACTTCTTGCCTCATGAAGGCCATAGCGTGGCCTTGATGCTCTTTTACTTTAACTGGGTCGTTGTACAAAGATACAGTATCAACATTAGTGCCAAAGTATAGCTTGACTTTAGTGTCGTTATCTACGACTAATTTATTTATTTCTGTTTGTATAGCTTCTTGTCTAGTAACTTTACCTTTGTCTGTCTTAGGTATTTTGTTACTAACAGCTATAGCGTGTATTGCATTTACTAAATTATCTATTTGAGTTTCGTTAAAAAACTTACCGTACGTAGCTACAATAGCGCCTCTTATATTTTCTTTAGAATACTGTTCTTTTGCAGCTACATTATTGCCTTCTTCAATAACTGTTATTGGTGATAATATATTTTGTGACAATTGACCAGATAGGCCTAGCAATATACCTTGATCTATCTCAGATCTCAATAGCTTACCTAAGCTACCAATGCCTTTTTTAGAGAACATAAGACTACCTCTACCTTCACCTAGTGTAGCCACAACAGATAAAGGATTAGTTTCGTTTTGTATAGCCTGCTGCCTCATAGTTTGATTAGCACTAATCATAGCTGCTTGAACAGCTATGGCTCTAAGCGCACCGTCAAACTTTTTGTTATTTATAAAGCTGCCATCAGGATTTATACCAAACGCTGCTTTAAACTCTTCAATACTTATATCTTGTCTTTTGTCTTGAGAAAACTTACCTGCTGCAGTTGCGCCAGACTTCATAGCAAGTCTATCACCTTTTACATAAAACTTATTTAACAACGCTCTTGGTAAACCTGTAGCTTGGCCGCTTTGAGTTTGACCTTCAGGAAGCATGTCAATTAACTCTTGAGCAAATGAGTTTACAAAAGTCTGAGCACTAGATCTTTCTGCGCTAGTTAAATCTTTGTTTTCATTTATTTTTTTAGTAGCTATACCAAACTCGTTACCTACTAGATCCATAATACCTTTTAAAGGCGCGTTGGTACCTACGACTAATTTCTTTACATCTTTGTAAGTTAAGCCTTGAATATCTACACCAGCTTTCTGTACTTCTTTATTTATAGCTGTAACTAGCTCTGGCGAAGCATTAATACTTTCTAAAAATACAGTAGCTCCTTCAACTTCTTTTATATCAATAGAGGTGTCTGCTCCAGTACCTGATACTGTTTCAGCAAAAGTAACATTAGAGTCTTCTGCAAGCATAGCGTCTAGCGAAGTTGTTTCAGCTTGGCCAGACTCTTTATAAGCTTTCATAACGTCACCTTTAGCTCTATATATAATAGATCTACCAGCGCCGCCAGACACACCTGTCAACCAACCAAATAAACTATCGTTTTTAGTAGGATCAAAGTTTGTAAGTAATCTTTCTTGTATATTTTCTTTTGCAGATCTAGTAAACTCTCGTAAAGCTTGAGGTGGTAAACCTAACTCTGTCATACCTTGCTGTACTAAACCGTCTAACAAAGGTGTTTCAACTACTTTTAGTAGCGCGTTGCTAAAGTCTATTGATCTTCGCCATGAGTCTAAGCTATTGTATTTTGGAGTTCCATTTTCGTTTTTAACAAGCTGATCAAACTCTTGCATTAAATCTGGCTTAGATCTTATAGCATCTTCTATTGCTCTAGAAAAACTAGTTCTCTGCCTAGCTTCTTGTATAGCGGCTTGAGACTGAGCTAAAGAAACTTGTACAGGTCCTTTTGATTTTAATCTACCAGTAATACCTTTAGCAGCAGATCTTTGCAAAGTTCTATTAGTATAATTTTTCTTAATAGAATCTGAATAATTTACAACAAATCTTCTAACATCATCATCCGTGTTAAACTCTATGTCTCTACCTAAGCCTGTTCGCTGAACAAGTCTTTGTATGCTGTCTTTAATTCTACCACCAAACGTATCGGCAGATAAACTTACATCACCATCTTGTATAGCTTGAGATAAATTAGTAAGTATCTCTTCACCTCTTTGAGTGCCTTCGTACGAAGCTATAGTACGCTCAAAATTATTTTTAGCAGCTTCGCTTTTCCATTTAGCTTTGTCAGACATAGCGATGTCTAATAAATTCTGGCCTAATATACCTCTAGTAACAGGGTTTTGACGTATAGTATTATGCAAAAGAACATGCATAAACTCGTGAGATCCTGTGTTAAATTTACCATCAGTTACAGAAGTTTGTTTGTTAACAAACATTTCGTATCTAACGAGCTTACCATCTTCAATAATAGGTAGCATAGCGCCATATTCTCTACTACCTTGTTTAGCAAAGTTTCTTAAATTATCTATATCACCTTGAGCGTCTGATTTTTCTTGCTCAGTAGAGTTATCATTATCTAGTACAGCTTGTTTATCAGCTATTGCTTCATCTATACCTTCTTGGTTTTTTATTTGATCGCTGTCTAAGTATTCTTCAAACTGTTTTGTATTACCTTCTTTTATTACTACTTCAGTTCCAGTACGCTTAGTAAAGTCCGCGGCTCTTCTTTTAACTGAGTCCATATAAGACTTATAGCGCTTGTCTACTACGTTAGGAGGATATCTTTCTAGTATCTCATTTTTAATCTTCTGCTGAGACTCAAATGTTTTAGCAAGCTCTTCTAGTTTTTGGTTTTTCTCAGCTTCCGTAAGATTATTATCTTGCTGTATTTCTAAAGCGTCTTGTTTAGCTTTTCTTTGAACCTTGTCAGCTTTTATTAAAAGCTTTTTTTCTGGATTAGTAAGTAGATCTACTCTTTTTATGTCTAGCTCTATAGCTTCTGACTTCTCTACATGTATAGCAGCTAACTCATCTCTAGCTTCTTCTAGTAAAGCTTGATCTGTACTAGGATCGTTTGCTAATTTTTTAATTTTAGCTAATACAGTTTGTTCTCTAACGTCTAAATTAGCTAAAGTTCTCTGCGTGTCTATACTTTTAAAAGGCGCGTATACTTTAGCAAAAACTTGTGGTGTTTTTATACTAGTAGCTATTAGTGATCCAGTAGCAATTGCCTCTGTTACATTATCAAATACACCTACATCTTTCTTGCCTAATACAAAAATATCTGTTAAGTTGTTACCTATTTCAGCAAAACCTTCCGTTATACTTTCTTCAGCAACATCTCCTAATTGATACCTAACAGTTTGGAAAGCAGACTTAGCGGTGTCACCAAACATAGATCTTCTTAACGCAGTGCCAAAACCGTCTTTTAAATCTTTTTGAAACTTTTTTCTAGCAGCAGTGCTAAATGAACCAGTAATACCGCTTCCAGTACCTTTAAGCATTTTAAAAGTAATTTTTTCAGATAAAGCTTCTACAACTCCAGACACTCCTGAGGCAAGAACCATCTGTGATAGACTATACTCTTCGCCGTATAAGCCTCCACTCTCTACATATAGCTCATTAGATTCTCTAAGCTCTTTGTATTTACTACCCATAGCGTTAGCACCCATAGTGCTTAGAGACATTATCTCAGCAACTGCACCAGCTCTTGCGGCAGTCATTTTCCCTGCAGCTAAAGCTCCTCTAGTAGCTACACTACCTATACCGCTAGTAGCTAGCATTAAAGCTAGTTGAGGTGCTTGTTGAGCCACGGTCATTAAAGCCCATTCTCCAAAATCACTAAAGCTGTCTATGTCACTCATAGAGACTGTTTGTCTTACATCATAAGATGCACCAAACTCTCCTTCAATTAAAGCGCCAAAGCCATAACGCATAACACCTTCTTCTTGAAACTCATCAATCCATTTTTGAACTCTTCTGTCACCGAACATTGTCTCAGCGTACCAGTCGTCAATAGCTTCATCAGCTTCTTCTCCAAAAACTTTACCTGCTAGGTAAGAAGTAACGCCTAATGAAACGTCTCCTACAATACCGCCTAGCTCTATAAAACCTTGACCAAGCTCTACAACAGCATTTGCAAAAGCGTCTGCTGCTAAAAAAGCTAAACCATTCTTATCGTCAATAGTCTCCATGTACCACGATAAGTCCTCTGCTTCAAGTTCAAGCTCTCCTAGCTCGTTCTGTATATTTCTAGTAACTTGTAAGTTTACTTTAGCAGCATCCATATACACCTGCACGTTATCGTATGCAGTTGTATATATACCTTTTATTCTTTCAAGTTCTTTTTTAGCAGCGTCAAGCTCTTCTTTATTTTTATATTCTTTGCTAGTTAGTTTTTCAACAGCCTCTTCAAAAGTTAAACCATCAAATCTTAAATTGTTTAAGTGTTCTATGGCTTTGTTTAGCTGTTTACCGTTGTTTTCAGTTTCACCTTTTATTTCTTGAAGCGCACCTATTTTGTTTTTGATTGTTTCATCAATCGTCTCCCATCTTTCTGCGGCGTCTTCTTCAAGATCTTCTTTAAATTTTTCTTCACTATACCAAGTGCTAGACTTTGCGCTGATATTTTCTTGTAAGTTTTTTTGTATTTGATCACCTTTGTAATATGAGTAAAGGTCGTTATACATTGTACTTATAAGATCAGGGTTACTTCTATCGATGTTTTCAAACTCATCGTAAGCGTCGTAACCTTCTTGATATAAAGTTTGTGCAACTTCAGAGCGAAAAAGAGAATCACGGCCTTCAGCGTACAACCTTTTTTTCTCGTCTTGAGTCAAAGCTTCTACGCCGTTTGTTACTAGAGCGTATTCATCGTAGCGCTTAATCATATTTGCTATAGCAACTTTTACTCTAGCATCGGCTTCAACCTGCTCAATTAATTGTCGATCTTTTTCTTCGGCTTGCATGCTTACCATGCCTTTCTTAGCAATATCTGCCGCTTTATTTGTTATCTCAATATCTTGCTCTTCAGTTGGTCTAGACAACTCAAGGCTTTGCTCGAGAGCAGAAGTATAATCAAACGCGTTTTCTTTTAACCAGGCGTTTAAATTGTCAACATCATCTTGTTCTGCGTTTCCTTCTGTAGATATTTTAAATTGTTCACCAGTCTTAACTGATTTAAAAGTAAGCTCTCCAGCCCAAAACTCGTCTTCTAAATCTAAAACTTCAATACCAAGTTTTTTTAAATCGCTTTCGTTAAAAGCTCTTTTAGCCCAGTTTTCTTTCCCAAGCATATCAAGAGTTATAGTAGGTAGTTGAGCAGCAGCAGAGTCTTTTTTACCTTGCTCTTGATCTTGGTCTAGTTTCTGTTGTTTTTTCTGAACTTCAAGAGCGCGATTTATTTGTTCGTTTTCAGTATTTCTATTTTCGTCTGCTAAGTAAACACCTTCTATACTTTCCCAACCCTCTTTATCACCAAGCGTTATGTCAAACATAAGTTGCTCATAACCTCCTTCGTAATTTTCATCAACAACTGACTTGTGAATAGCGTATGCTACGCCAGTTTTGTTATTCTCGGTATATGCAATGTCGTCTACAGAATAACCGTCTACTGCAAGAGAAGCTCTTTCACTATCAATATTGTTTTGCCTTGACTTAATAGTATCTGTTTCTTCTTCTACGTCGACAATTTCTTTAGATACAAAATCTATTTGATCTGTTTGAAGAGATAATTGTGAGCCTAGTTTAGCAGCTTCGTAAGGATCTAACCCATCAGCTTCCCACATGAAGTACCCTTCGTTATCTACTTGTCTAAGACCTGGCGCTAAGTCAGACGGTACATTTCTATTTTTACGTAAAGAATAATTATCGCTTGTATAGTTACCTTCAGAGTCTAAATTATAATCTTGAGCACTGTTGCCAAGATTAGAATTTTCATTCCAGAAGTCTTGGTGCTGTAGGTTATTTGCTGCTATTAAAGCTTCTTCGCCTTGTAATGTTTCACGCTCTGGTGCTTCAGGTTTTTGATCTTCTTCAACCTCTGGCTCTGGAGATACAGTAATACCGTCAGGTGAGTATGCAGTTAAGAACGACTCAAAATCATTGCTATATAATTCATATTGACTTACAGTATCAAAAACTTTTTGCTGATAATCCGGCCTTAAATACTGCCTTTGAAAATCTTCAAACGTTCTTGTATACAACCCTTCTTTTACAAGGGTATCATATAACTTTTGTAATTCGTTCATTAGTTATTCTTCTTCTCGTCTAGTGCTAGAGACTTCTTAGTTACATAGGCATTGTGACCGTTAGTCCATACCTGAAAACGTTTAGCAGCCATGTAAGCCGCTATTTCTCTTCTACCTGCTTCGTAGCCCTCAGGAGTTCTAAAAAAAGCTAATATTTCTTCAGCAGTAACCGTGCCATTGCCATCTTTATCAGCCAACTGTTCGTTAGCTTCGCTAAGAGGATATACTAGCTCACCAGCTTGCAAATCTCTGTCAGCACCACCATCGTCTCTTAATCCAAAGTCGTGGTCACCATTTAAAAAATCCTCTTTAAAACTAGTAGATCCAGCCCAAGCATCGTCAATATATCCTCCAATATTGTTTTTATTAATCTGAGATAAAGCTTCGTTTGCAGCTTTAGCTTGATTAAAGCTTAGCCCTTGGTAACCCCTCATTTCATCACTGTCAAGAGTTTCAAACCACTTGTTTGATCTAGCTGTAGGCGCAATACCACTAGCTACCATCTCGTCAACTTCTCGTTTAGTAACAACTCTTCCATTTATCTCAAATCCCATCTCACCGTCTGGTGTCATAACAAGCTTAGCGCTACCATCATTAGAAGCTAACGCGCTTAATATAGCTTTATTTTCAGGTGAAAGGCTAGCGCTCCAGCCTACACCATCGTTTACTTCTTTAGCTTGCTGCATCACATCGGTCCAACCTTGTAACGACTTAGCTCTTTGAGCTTGATCTTGCAACATCCTAGCAGCGCCAGCAGTATTACCGGTAGCTATAGCTTTTACATACTCCTCTTTATAACCTGCTTCCATGGTCTGAAACTCATCATATAGCTGACCAGAAGCCCATTGACCTCTATCACCCATTTTAGAAAAGCCAACATCCCAAGCAGCTTCACCCGCTTGAAGAGTTTTACCTTTCTGGTTTACCATTGTGCCAGCACCTGTTAATAGCTCTCCTCTAGTTGTAGCTAGATCTTCTAAGCCAATAGGTTTCTCAGCTCTCTTTACTCTGTCTAATATTTGAGAATCAATAGCGTAATCTAAAGTTCTGCTTGCTGCTTCTTTACTCATTTCCGATTGGTTTATAAGATCCGTCTGCTTGTAACTGATATGCTATACCATTAATTGTTGTTGTAGCGCCAGCGCCTGTTTGACCAAAGCCCGATAAAAAGTTTATTAGCTGAGTAGAGTCAGTTATATTACTAGGAGCCTGTGATGGTGTAACAACACCGTCTGCAGCTGCGCCTTTTTTGCCAAGACCTTGGAAAGCAGCCATACTAGCAAAATCTGATGCAGCACCTACCGCCGTGCCTATACCTTGCATTTGTTGTTGCTTTGCTATATTCTGCTGCTCTCTTGCATTAGCTAATTCATCAGCTGACATACCTAATAAAGACTGTATCTTACCAAACTCCGCTTGTCTGCTAATAAGTTCGCCTTCTCTTTGAAGACCTTGTATCTTGCTAGCTTCTTCAGCTGACTTAAGCTGATTAGCTTGCTCTTGTTCTGCAATAGTTGCTGAAGCTTTTTGAGCATCAGTAGAAGCTTCGTTAGCTAGTGTCTGTGCTAATGCTGCTATACCAGACGCACCAGCGGCACCACGCATCTGCTGCATAATATTAGCTTGGCTTTGCATAGACTGCTGCCTTGTAAATTCAGCAGCTTGCTGATTTACAGTTAAATCTTCAAATGTATTTTCTAAATTAAGATAAGGATTACTAGTATCGAGCTGTGCAAATCTTTCTTTCTGCCTTTCCATCTCTATTCTTGCGGCATCAGCTTCTTCTTTTGCTGCTTTAGCTTGTATACCACCGTCGATAGCTTGAACTATCCCACCGATAGCCTCTAAACCAGTGCCTACAGCCATTAATCCTATAGTTCCAAATGGTGCCATTTTTATTTTAATATATTGGTTATGTTTATAATTACACTTTTTAGTAGTTATTTACTACTTGGTATTGCTTCTGTGCTTACCGAGAACAACTCAGCTTCAGTAGTAGAGTCGTTTACAAACTTTACGCTTGCAAAATAACCAAGTGGCGAGCTTAAGTTTGCTTTATTATCTTTTGAAAAGAATATAAACTGATTACTTAAGGCTCCTGTAAAACCAGCTAAAGTATCTGAAGTTCTAACTATTAAAGTAGGTGTAGCTAATTGATCTTGTATTTGTATAATAGTACCTATCTCAACAATGCTACTAGAAGCGACATTGAAACCGCCATCTGTAGTTGTTGATACATAGTACGCTGTGTCACCTACTTGACACGAAACGTTTAAAGGTTGTGTAAATTCTAAAGTTACTAGTGCCATTATGATGCTGTAAATAAAGTGTCTAAATTAACTGGTAATGTAATATCTTCATGCACTTTTCGTACATATAAATATCCTTCGTAGTGTGCTTGATCTGTAGAAGCGTTAGTAAATCTACCTTGAACATGTAAAACAGTTATATCTCCTTGTGCGTTAGTAATAGTTGTAACGTCTGGATCTTCTATAACAGTAAGAGCTGTTCCATTAGCTATACTCTGAGGAGCATCGACAGTTATAGTTTTACCACTAACACTTTTTATAATAGTATGATTTTGGCCTCTAATACCTATAATGTTTGTACCAGTAATAGCTTGACCTACAACAATTTTATTAGTTGATCTTAGCACTATATCAGCGCTGTTAGTTACAACTCCGCCTGTAACTACATCAAAACCAGAATTTAAATTTGTTATAGTTTGACGAGGTAATAAAGCAGTACCAGTTCTTAAACCTATAGTAATTGCTCCGCTAGCAGCATTAATTGTTTTTGCAAAAGGAACTATACAAGGATTTTTTCTTTCAAAATATAGTTCATCTCCACTTGTTATAGTAGCGTTAGCACTTAATGTTATTATATTTCCGTTAATAGAAGATATTGTTGTTTCATGTGCTATGCCGCTACCACCAAACCTTAGCATTACGTACATACCTGTTTCTAATAAAGGATTTGGCCTTTCTATAGTTAGCCTCGTACTATTAGACACAGCAGCCGCCGCAGTTGCTGTAGTAAATCTCCTCCTTGAAGATGCTTCTTGATTTATCTTAGACCTTACTATGTTTATTTTCATAGCGTCTGTAGTTAAATCTTCGTAATTTGCCGTGCTATTTTCACTTCTAGGAACTAAAGACGCCGTAACTATACCTCTCTGTATAGTTGATCTGTCACCTACAGCGCTAGGCACATTACTTCTTAACGTAGTAGTATTTAAAGCTCTAATAAATACATCGTACCTACAATCAGTAGTTCTAGATGGTGCGTTGTAGTAATGTATTCTTCTACCGCTTGATGGTATTGTAAAGTTATTGTTATAAGGTTGAGTATCTTGAAAGCCTGTAACACCTGTAAACCTGTAATAACCGCTAGTAGAAGCTACAACATTACTATTTAAGTCAGTCATTTTTTGTAAGTTAAGCTCATACTCAGCGCCAGGTGATCCAATTACAGTTATACTTCTACTACCTCCTACGTGGCTAATCTCACTGTCATATTGTACGTCTGATATTATTATACCATCAGGCTCTGTTACAGCTGACACTGAAACATCAAGAACTATTCTATGCCCAAGATCACACATATTAGCTGGATCTGGATATACATTTAAAAAAGATGAATTAGCGTCACCTTCATCTTGAGGGTTATACCTAATTCTCATAAATTTTAAATAACAAAAACCGTCTTGAAATAAAAAGTTTTCAGTTAAACTTTGCGCTGTATTATAAGTTGTAGTATAACCTATAGACATGTTTTGCTCATCAAAGCTAGCGTTATCTAAGAAGTGGCTAAATCCGCTTTCAGCTAAAGTACCGCTAGGAAAATCAGAATCTGAAATATCTCCGTTAATGAGTCCAGGACCATCAATTGGAGATCCAAAGCTAGCTCGTCTAACTAAAAGCTTAACTACATCATAGTTAAGAAGTGCATTATAACTGTTTTGAGGTATAGTACCAGAAAACTGATACTTATAATAACCGTCTTCTATAAAAGTAGTTGGATTTAATAAAGTTCTAGTTATATCTATAGAAGAATTATTTAAACCATGTTGTGTATACGTAAAATCTGCAAACGATCCTCCATGAGTTCCATCTCCAGCTTGATTCCAGCTGTTCTCGTTGTTTGAAGTATTAAGCATTAAAAAATCGTACTCTACAACAGAGGTAGTATTTAGAAAACCACCCATATCTATCTCCTGTTCTATATAAGGTAGCCATAACTGAAAGCATACTTTTCTGTCTTGACCATATTGTATAGGTGAATTAGGGTTTTCGTCTATATCTATATTATATACAGTATCAACGTTTGGAGCTGTTGTGTTAGCAAAAGTAACTAATGCTATAACGTAGTTGTTAGGTTCACCGTTAATACCTCCGTTTTGAAACTCAACTCTGTCTATTACACTATCAGAATCTGAGTCAGGGTCTACGTTCCAAGACCCTCCAGTAGCTTCCCAAATGCAACTACCAGGAGCAGTCTCTGTACTACCACCTATTTTAAAATTTTCTTTTACAAGATAAGCGCCAGTAGGATTACCGTCTGCATCTTCAGGATGTATTTCCAAAGTTACAGTCTGATTGTCTATACTAGTACCTCCTGTAGTAGATAAATTTCCATTAAGTGTTACTGTCCAATCTGCCATATTAATCTGGTGTTGTATCCCAATTAGTACCATCTGTACTAGTTGAGCTATTTTGTACTGTTATCGTTACCGCTGCTCCAGAAGGATCTGTATCCGCATTAGTTATATTAGCAAGGCCAATACCTTGAACTGAGAACTCGTTTGTATCTAAATTATTTAACGTAGTAGTATCTCCAGTTGGATATGCAAAATACTTACCTTCTTTATTTTTAAACTCTAACTCTCCACAAGTCTGCAGGTTTGTAGTTAAGTTATCTACATACCAACCAGCTGTTGTATCGCCTATGTTGTAATACTCGCCGTCAGTAACACCATCAACTTCTATTGTGCCTTGCTGTGTTCCGTCACCTGTAGGATCGTTAGTGCTGTTGTTAAAAAAGTACTGATCGTTTACAGTATCAAAGTTGGTTATTCTAGCAGCTGAGCCTTCGTAGTTTAAAGTCATAAAGCTCTTAACAACGTCTGGCTGCTGGTTAAATAAAAAAGTTATATCTGATACGTTCTGAGTAGCGTAGAAGTTGTTTCTTATAGGATTTATATGATGTTGCCATATATGCCCGTCAGAAAACGTGTAGTAGTTGTTATTTAAACTAACTCCATTTTGTACGCCTCGTATATTTCTATTATTACCTTGTGTCCAGAAAGTTTTAAAGCTAACCCAACCTTGAGATCTTTCGCTATACGATACTGTTACTTGATTGTCAGGAGTTAATTGCAAAGGCGTGTGCTTCTGAGTTAACGTTAAGTTGTACTCGTTTTTACGCTCGTCGTAAGAACCTAAAGCTCTTTGCACTTGATAACCGCCTTGATTATATCCAGCCATGTAATCTGCAAAGTAATCTTTCATGCCTTTTTCAGATATAGCAGTAACACCTTCTGATGTTACTTGCAAAACTTTACCTCGGTTAACATCGGTAAAATACATTTTATATGGAGTAGTAGCTAACGACTCAGGGTTTGTAGATATGCCAAAGTCTCCTTGATACGCGTTGATATCACCTATAACAGCATTACTAGCTACTACTTGAGAGTTGCCATCAGCATTAAATAGTATATTTCTATTAGTAGGAGCCCTTAATACTTTGTCTTCACAGAATAAAAGTATTCTAGTGTCTCTAGTTTTTAAAGCTTGTATACTACCGTTTGAAGGGTTTATTTCCTTAGTTATTGGCTCTGCTGCAATAAACTGATTTGTTTCGTTTACTTTAGCTACAGCATTGTATATTCCAGACCATATTAAACCAAATCGTCTCCTCTCTTGCCTTAACTGATCGTTAGATACTGTAGCAGATACTTTAACACCGTTGTCCATCTGAGGCGCGTTAAAATCATCTCTTATACGATCTGATTCTAAGCCGTTACCAAAGCACCAGCAATTGTTCCATGCTAAAACATGTTTTTGACTAAACAGCATATTCCCTGCGTTAACAGTGTCAGGCCCACCGTGCATGAGCATTGATGTAGCGCCTTCGTTAACGTTTTGTGCTACGATCATAGTTCTTAAATTATGATCTCTAACTGTAAAAGTAACAACGTTACCGTTTTGAAAAGGTAGGGATGCGTTAGGGTTTTGAGTAGTATTATTTATAGCTGCTAAGTTCGTAGGTAAAGCTGGAGTAAAATTAATTGAATTACCAGTCCAAGACGTAACAGTGTGAACTGTATTAACGGCTACAACATTAATAGTTCCAGGAGAATCAACGTCAGTAAGGTCAACTAGCTCGAGTTGAAAACCATTAAACTCAAAAGTAGAACCTATAGGTATATATTCTTCTTTAGTTTTGTCTGAAAGATGAATAGGTATCAAACCGCTAGCCTGATAGTAAACATCTAACTCCGTACTTTGTTTTGGTTCTGTTTCCCATATAGCAGCGTTGTCTGTATAGGTATCAGAGTTTACTAATATATCTGATACTATTTCTATAACATCAGGCGCTCCAAGATTATCATGTCTAAGAGCTCTTCTGAAGTTTGGATCGTTGCCGTCTGTAACAAGGTTTGGATCAGTTCCGTGTATAGGATTATATCCAAAATCTCCGCTACCTATTTTAGGAAATACACGTATTGTAAATCTTTGCCTTCTATTCCAAGGCTGCCAAGATTTTTGATTATCGTCATTACCTTCTACGCTTTCATGATGGAAGTTTTGTATACCCCAACAGCCATCATCAGAGTTTGTTGCCCATTGCGTATTGTCATATGCATATTGTCCGTTTGCAGGATTACTCGACGCCGCAAAGCTTTTTGTTGTATATATAGTACCTCCTGGATCGTTTTGAAATCTAAAATTAGTACCAGGCGTAGTCATTTGCTCTATAAACACTCTAGCTCCAGCGCTAGATCCAGCACTTGTATCTCCAAGAGTTACGTCAGATAATTTACGTATATTTACTTGAGAACTAAAGCTGGCGTTACCTATTGCTTGCGGGCTATCCCAATCGCCTTGTGATAGACCTCCTAAAGGAAAACTACACCAAGACAAATCCATTAAAGAGTATTGAGGGTGAGATCCCCATATACCTCTACTAGGAAAACCATACCCAGTATCTTCACCGCCTGCACCGTGTCCTTCAGCATCGCTATTTTCACTCCAAGCGCTTCCAGCTCCTTCTGCAGAGTTCCAACCATCGTTGTCAGCCCACATGTAACTACCGTCAGGAAAAAGGTTATGACCATCTTCAGGGTCTGCAGGTCCGTACCAGTCGTGATCATCAGCATTTACAAAACCAGCGCTTTCGTCTAAAGGATTAAAAATTGTTCCAGGCTTCCTTCTTCTACATCCACTCCATGAAGCAGCAGAAGCTGCATCAATAAAAAATCTATTTTTACTCCACATGTCGAGCCAAAAACTATACGCGGATTGTCTATAGGTGGAAATATCTCCAACTCCATTAATTCCATATATAGTATTTGATACTACATTTCCGTATATATCACCTTGACCTTGATAAAAAAGACGAGTTGATTCGTCTGTAACTTCTCCAGATGGAGGATTTGTTATATTGTTTGCCGCATCACTAGCGTCGTTAGGATTACCCCAATAGTGTTCGGTAGGGTGATATGCGTTATATGGATAACGCCTATGAGAGTACCATGCGCCTGAAGCGTCTTCACTTACGTCTGGCGTGTTGCTATCGCTCCATGGCATGCCTATACCGCCGTGATATGCTTGTTCAGGCATTGCTCTTGCATAGCCTAATCCGTGATGAGAGTTATTACTTAAACCACCTCCGCCGTACGTTGGATCACCAGTAGCCCAAGTGCCAGCGTTAATGTAAGCGTTATTATTTATATAACCAACAGCAAACGAATCTACTATTTGTAAAGTATCAGCAGAAAATTCACTTAAATACTCGTCAAGACCTTTGCTCCTGTATATTTTAACAAAAAATCTACCATCAAACTCAGGTAAATTTTTTACAATTAATTCAGTTAACTCTATTTGAACGTTATCGTTTGCTGTAGCAAATGTATTACCTGAAGAAGTAAAAGCAATATCTTCTTCAAAAGGTTCTACTAATTTAATTTTATATGTACCACTACTTGATAGATCACCTATTCTCGCTATATTAGCTACTTCATAATCTCTACTTCTATTGTCTTCATGAGAAACTTGAAGCACTAATTTGTTTGGCTGAGTTATATATAATTGATCTCCAAACACGGTTTCAAAAACACCTCCATCAACTTCAACTGTATCGTAACCTATTAATGGAAAACCGTTTCCACTAGGTGCTAGCGAGCCTACTGTGCCTAAAAACTCTCTTTTTGTTTTAATAAAATCAGGAGCTTCACTTTCTATAGCAATAACTCTATATTTTGTATCGTCATAAACAGGCTCGTCAGTACCATGAGCTTTTTTCATTATTAAAAAGCTCTCTTCGTCTATTTTGTTTCTATCTGCTGAAGGAAAAGCCAACCAAATGTTACCGTCTGCTGCATCGTACCAACGATCCATAGACATACTGTAGTATTCTATAGAACTCTCTTTAACATAGAAAGTGTAATATTCAGCCCAATTAGGTATAACGTAGTCTTCAGGTATACTAGCTTGAAGCCTGTTCCTAGAAGCTGAATATCTTTTTTGTAGCCTTATGCTACTCTCACTAGACAGAACAGGTGTTTCTCTGCCATATCTATCGCTAAACACTACGCCTAACTGGTAGTCACGAAGTGTTTTTACAGATGGTAAAGGAAAATTTTGTGTAGGCTTAGCTTCTGATAAAATACTGAAATTCAGCTTAGGCTCTTTATCAATATCGTAGTTTTGTACATAATTACCGTAGACTAATCTATTAGCAGTAATTTCTTGAGCTAAGGCTCTAATAGGCACATTATCATAAGGCCTTAACAACTGATTTGATGGAACAATAGTATGTACTATATCAGTAGTTATTCCTATTTCACCTCTAGAGTTAGGGTTATTTTCAAGGTCTGGCCATAAAGGGTGATCGTCTGTACTTCTAATAGTATCTACAGTATATACAGTTGGATCATTAGTCTCTTTATAAAGTATATCTATTTCAACAACATCTTGAGGTATAGAGTCTTCGCTAGGATGGTAACCTTTTAATACAAGACTACGTATCATATTTTTCATACCAAGGTTGTGACCTTTTTTAGGATGGTAATCAAAATCGTCAGGTAAAAAAGCTACTTGTGAAAAAGGAGCAAAAGGTGAGTATTCACCATCGCAATATTTATATCTGTAAGAAAATCTAGGAAACTTAAAATTAAATAAAGTATCTTGTTGCTCTAGCTTTACGTCGTAAGTTTCAGCACCGGCAGTCTCACTATTTACAGGGTCTAATAACGTAGAAGATATAGATAAAATTTCTACTGTATAAGGACCGTTTGATACTGTTGCAGGATCATTATCTACAACATTAGTATTTACAACTCTAGCTCTTACTGTAGGATATATTGGGTCATCTGTAACTTCATCGTATATACCTTGAAGCGTAAATACCAATATATCGTTTGGTCTAAGATCAACTGCAGGTGATATATTAACGTTAGCAACTTGTGTACCTACTGGTAAAACCTCACTAAAAGAAACAAAATTAACGTTAGCAATACCACTTGTAGGATTTTCAATGCCAGTTTCTGGGTTTACTCTATCTACAGGACCTCTAAACATATTAAGTTCTAAAGGTTGAGTTGGCGCTTTACGTATAACAGTAGCATCTTCTAATCCTACAAATACAGCTTCATTGCCTTCAGCATTAGTTACTACTTCATAACCAACAGTATCGTATAAAGGTATTACTAATCTAGTGTGGAAGAAATCAGTATCTCCTAAAAATGTTTCGTTTGTTGGGTTAGCAGTAGTACTGTTTATACCGCCGTTGTCTGCTCCAACTAAATAATTTAAACCACCAGTTCCTCTGTATGATCGCTCTATATTTATTTTTTTAGGCTCGTGCTCGTTGTCTGTCCAGTATATATAATCATCTACTACATTAATACCAGTTACCAACTTAAGATGATTAAGCTCTAGTACTCTTTCGCTGTAAAATCTTATAAGAGCATTAGTTAAAGTTACAGGTTCATTAACTGTTATTTGCCATTGACCAACTGTAGCGTCATATAGTATATCAGTTACAAACACACCGCTGCCTTGAACAATAGCTCCTTGAGCTATCTCCATACCTACACGTATACCTGTTTGGTTACTTGTAGTAGAAGCTCCGTTATTTGATATATGAAACGTTGTTGATTCAGTTACAGCTGCATTAACTGTATTAGTTACTCTGTATATATCTACAAATATATACTTTATTCTTTGAGTAATAGTGTCGTACTCTAATATATAGTCTTTAGCTATTAATCTTTCGTTACCATTATCTCCGTCTACACCGTTAGCTACAAGATAATATATTTTATCTCTGTCTGGAACTGCTATTGATCCTACGCAAGTAGCACCTGTGTTTTCTATATTAACAGTAGCCTGGCCAGTTCCGTCACCAGTTATTATGTTTTCACGTCTTAAATTACCAAGCAAAGTCTGCACAACTCCAGCATCGTCAGACTCTGACGTTGATACTTCTATGTTATGTGCTTCTCTATATTCTCCTACAGGCAACAGACGCTCGTCGATGTCTCTGTTCATCTTGCCGGCAGAGAAGTTATTTCTCAACTCTCCCATATGTTAGTGCTTAATTATTTTAGAGCTACCTCTAAGTACTTGAGTTAATTCTTCTAGCTTAATATTTGAAAGCCTAAGCTTAGCTTTTCTAGTTTCTGCAAACCTCTCTTTCTTTATAACTTGTAAAATTGTAGGTTGCGTATCTTTTCTAGCAGATAATACTCCATATAGTATGTGCTTGTATATAGCTTCTTCTGCTAGTTTAGGAACCTCACACATTGTAAGATCAATACCGTCAAAGCCTGCAGTTGATGCTATGCCATCACTTATATATTTAAGCACAACAGTTTTGCCAGATATATTAGAACTAAAGTGAAACTTGCCTTGTGTTTCGTCTACAAAAAACGTTCCGTTTACTTGAGCGTACTGAGGATCAATACCATATCTACCGCCAATTAAGTCGCCATATACGTCGTCTATTTCGTCTGCATCAAGATTACCTATATCGTTAGTAATATTGCTTTTAAAATTTTCAAAACTAGTAGATCCAAGGTTTCCATCAGAGTCTGCGGCTGTTCTAGTTAAGTCGTTATTAGCGCCTGTAGTAGTAAAACCACCGTAACCTTGCACTGGTTCGTTTACATCAAACGGATTACCTGATTTGTTTGTAGGATATAATCTACGAAACATACCGTCTGTATCAACCCACTGCAAGCTCACGTAGTTAACATAATCTAAAGGCATAACTAAAACTAAAGACGACGGTACTTCTACTTCTAAATCTTTAGTACACTTAAGCGTGTCGTAACTTAATTCTTGTAAACCTCTAATAGCATGAAACGTAACATCTGAAAGCAATACGTTTTCACACAGCTTACCTTTACCTATATAAGTTGCTGCAAAAGAATCTATAATCTCATTTAAAGGTATATACCTATAGTTACCAAAATCTTGATCTGTGTTATCGTAATAAGCTTGAGGAGCTGATTTTATTATACCCATTTATTTATAGTTTTTGAAGTTCTAATTCAGCAGCACCCATTTGAGCACCAATACTTGTAACATCAGGTTGGTTAATAACTATACCAGCTAATTCTAGTATTTTATTTACAAGAGTATCTTCTTCTGATATGTGTAGCTCAAAGTCTACCGCTGCGTTAGCATTAAAAAGAGCTTGGTTATTAACAACTACATAAGCCCACTCAGCGGTTCTGGGTGTACAAAAACATTCAACAGTAACGCTACTTGAAACAGGAGTGTCACCACCATCATAAACTTGAATATCTTCTCCAGTAGTTCTACTATCACAATATATGGGTCCTAAACCAGCTGTAGTTGCCATATGTCTAGTAGAGTTTTTTAAACGTTGAGCTTCAAATACACTAACTTTCTGACAAGGTTCATTACCAGATAATACCATACCGTACTGAAATACCGGTCTAGCTACACTTGATATAGTTCCATTTGCTGGAAACGTAGTTCCACTTGTTACTGTTTGAAAAATAGAAAACGGCGATAGCTTCCTAGCTAACAGCTCGTCAATATCTGTTTCGTCTATCTCGTTAGTTCTATTAGGTTCTTGCCTATTACGTAGATTCTTTGAATAAAAATAAGACTCAAAAATTTTCATTTGAGCCTGGTTTGCCAATAAGTTAAACTCTTGCGGAGTTATATAACCGCGCTGCTCTTTATTAGCCAGCACTAATACTCTTGAATATACTGTGTTTATACTTACTGCCATAATTCGTTTTTAAAGTATAGTGACTGCCCCGAAAGGCAGTCACATTACTAGTTAATTTAATCTTTTCTCTATATTAGAGTATATCTCCATACCTTCATCGGTTTTAAACCAAGCAGCTAACGCTGAGTATGGGTGTTCGTCAAACGGTATTGTCATAATCTTTCTATCGTTTGATCCCCACTTAAAGTAGCGCTGATCATTAGAAAGCTTTATAATACCTAACTCTGTAGCTCTAATACCGAAGTTTCTTAAAACTACATTGTCATCATTAACAAGCTCTAAGAATAAAGCTGGATTTCTCTTTGCATAAAGCAAGACATCTCTTTTTAATTCTTTAGAACTCATGTCTGATACTTTAGAACCAAGTTCAACTCTCATAATAGCTTCAGCTAAATCAATATCAATTGTCTTAGCTGTCATAAGAGCTTCTACTTCTAGCTCAAGTCTGTCAAGTTGACTTTCTGCAACTTCAACTGGCTTGTACTCGTAGAATAAATTGTTTCTATGAGGATGGTATAAAGAAAGTAGCTTTTGCAAAGTTACTTCTTCTTTAGGTACAAATAAAGATCCGCTTCTAAAAACAATATGCTCAAGCCTTTGATCGCCTTTCATCTCATCAACAAAAGGTGTTTTTTGGTTCTTGCAATATTTAAGCTCTCTTTCGTAACCTTTTTCTTCGTCAAAGTAGTATATATCAGCAGACTTTATTGATCTAGACAAAGGCTTTCTACGTCCTTTGAGATAATATATTCTATCTTTAAACTCCCAACCTTTATTTTTAGGTTTTTCTATAACTGGAGCAGGAGCTGGCATAGGCGCCTCTACTACTACAGTTTCTAATTGAGGTTCTTCTACAACCTCTTCTTTTTTCTTTTTAGCCATAATATAATATAATTAAATAATATAAAACTACCCCACCCGAAGGTGAGGTAGTTTCGTCAAATATAGTTTACTTCATCAACATGAAGTTGTTCGCGCCTTGTACAATTAAGCAACGCTCAGATAAGAAGTGCATTTGCATCGCGTCAAGCGCAGATGTAGCAGCACCTACTGAACCAGTTACCCAAGTCTTCATACGACGGTCATCAGTTTGAGAAGCTCTGTAACGTACGTGTAGGAACGGACGCTTTAAGTTCTTACCTAACTGCTGATCGTATACAGTTGATGTACCAGCTGGAATAATAACTCCACGGATAGCATTTGCAGCGTTAGCAGCGTTAATACCTCCACGAGTAGACTTATCGTTTAAGTAACGGAAGTCAGACTTGTAGAAGTCGTAAGAACCTCTGCGGAAACCAGAGAAGCCAAGGTTTAGAGCCATGTCTTCATCATTTTCAAACACTCCGTAAGAAGTACCGCCAGCACCGTATGAGTTCATTGAAGCAAGCATATCGTCTATAGCTAAAGATGTAGCACGGTTAACGAATAGCATGTTTTCTTCAATACCACCTTGAGAGTCAAACTCAGCAAGAATAGCGTCAAACTCAGCTAGATCAGTAGCAGCGTTTACTCCAGTAATACCTGAAGTTAAGTTACCGCGATCTTCGATAGCAGCAAATAAACCTTCAGATCCTACAGTAGTATCAGTTCCAGTTCCAAGATTTTGGTCTACTTCTGTACCAGTCTGACCTTTTTCAGCCTCAAGCATCGCCATCTCTAAGTAGTCGTTGAAACGAGCACGAGTGTCTGCTTCAGCTTTTAAGTACCATAAGAAACCTGATTGTCCGTCTTCAGCAGCTACTTCAACCCAACCAATACGAGATGCATCAGAACCTGATACTTCGTAGTAGTCTTTCATAATGATAGGCTTGTTAGTAAATGTCTTGAACGAAGGCTCGTTAGCGTCTCTTGCATCAACTAGAGCATCGCCTCCTTTGTTGTAACCAACTCCTTTAGAGAACTCGCTACCGTAAACTAGGATTGTAGCACCTAGCGCAGCAGTAGAAGAGTAACCTAAGTTAGCAGCGCTGTAAGGAGACACTGTGAGTAAGTCAGCATCTGTACCATCAATTGATTTAACTAAACACTTGTGTACTCCATTAGCACTTGCAATAATTACAGTATCATTAACTCTAATACCGTGGTTTATCACTGCCGGAGAAGCTCCGCCAGAAATACCATTGCCAGTGTCTGAGTTATTACCGTCAATATCAGATTGAATCTGAATAGTAGTGCTTGATTTAACTTCACCTTTGTATGAAAGGTGTAGACGACCTTGCTCAGACCAAATAACTTGGTCAGCTGTCATCGCCTCTTCAGCTCCAACTTGCGAAAGGAAACCTGAAATTGTTCTTGGTCCGAACACTTCTGCTTCTTTCTCCATTAGATCTGGAACGTATTGTTGACCCCAACCTGCAGAGGTTGATAGGTCTAAGTAATTTGTAGATAACGCCTGCTGAATTGGAGCAGGTACGCTATTCAAATTATCTCCTGGTGTTAATGCCATTTTTTCTTAATTTTTATTTTTTACTTTTCATTTTAAATTTAAAAGAGGCTGAGTCATCACCTAGTATTTTAACTTTATATCCGTCTTCACCACCGACAAACTCTTGTCTAGAACTAGTGTCAACGTTTTTAGATTTTGCAAATGTTTCTTTTAAAGCATCTGCTTTACCTTGCTCGTAAAAATGTTTAGCGACTGCATCCGCATTCATAGCTGTGAATAAGCTTTTGTGGTAACCTTTAGCATCGCCTAAAGTATTATCTTCATCAAGAAACTTTCCGATAAAGTTATTAATATCACTTTGGCTGTTTTTAATTTGCTCGGCGTCTTTAACTGAATACCTATAATTTTTGTCACCGACGTTGTATTCAAAACCTTTGAACTTATCGTTAAACACTTTATTGGTCTTCTTATTAAAAACTAACTTTTGCCTTTCACTAGTTTTCTGCGTCTGTTCAGACTCTTTATTATATCTATTAAAGAAGTCAATAGCTTTCTGCTGCTCATTAGTGAGCTTGCTTCCAGCTTTAATTTCTTCATAGTACTTAGACTTTTGCCCGTCTAAATAGGCTTTAGCCTCGGCAACTTGCTCTTTTCGGGCTAATTTTCTTCTCTTTATATCTCGCTCATCATCTATTGATTCGTCATAGGCAAATTGATCTTCCATCAAAAAGTCTACTTCTTCAGAAGATAGATGAGGTTTAGTTTCTTTGTAGTATTCACGTAAAGCGTCTTGATCGTCTATGTCTTCAATATTTCTATTTAGTCGTACATAGTCTTCAAGGTCTCCGCCTGTCTCGTCCATAAAGTTAATAAGCTTTTGTACGTTATCAGGAAGTGGACCACCTGTAGCTTCAGCTTCATCTATAGCATCAGATATTTCTTCTTTTAAATCTTCAACTTCTTGTTCAGAAACTTCTTCTAGTACTGGTTCTTCTTGTTGTACTTCTTCAATAACTTCTTCTGTGGTTTCTTCTACAGTTTCAGCATTTTGATTTGATAAATCTACTTTAATAACGTCAGGATCTTCTGCGCTATTGAATTTAGTTAAATCAATCTCTGGTTGCTCTTCTACAACCTCTTCAACTTCCTCAGCTTGAGGTGCCTCTTGTTCTACCTCTTCGATTACTTCTTCGAGGTCTGTTTGTTTATTTTCTTCCATAATAAAATATTATATAATTAATTTCCAACTTGTGGGTTGAACTTATCTAAACCCAATCCGCCTCCAAGTATATCATTACCTGAAGACTCAAACTTTTTAATTTTTTCTCTTTTATCTTTTCTGTCTTCACCAACTTTTTGCATACGCTCACTTCTCATGCCATCTTGTTGCCTTAATTTTTGGTTAAGTTCAAACTCAAACTCCATTAACTCTTTCTTTAATTTAACCTCTTCTCTAAGCTGATTTAATCTACCTTGGCCACGCATCTGTTCTAGTTGCATGTCCGCTTGAGTTTTTGCCTGATTTTTTTGTATCTCAGTTTGAGCAATGGCTTGTTGAGCTTGCGCATTTGCTTGTGCTTGCGCCTGTGCGTTTTGTTGTTGGATTTGTTGATCTCTTTCTTGTTTTCTTTTTCGCTTTATCTTTAACAGTTGATTAGCTAGCTTAATGTTCCTAACTTCTCTAATATCTATTGCATCATCTAAATCTATTAACTGTTGAGTTAACGCTGTTTGTATATTGTTTTCTAATTGCTGCTTTTCTTGCTCGTCAGGCTCTAGTTCTAGGAATATACCAAAATCATATAAGTATAGATCAGACATTTCTTTTAATGTAGCTACGTTGTGAGAGCCTATAGCTTGTATAAAAGCATCTTTAGTCGGAGAGTATTCTAGTATGTCAGATATACGTAGTGACAAAGACTCTGCAACTTCTGAAGTTAAATACATAGAACCTAATAGAATATGCCTTGTAGCTACGTTTGAGTTAGCAGCCGCTAGCTTTTGTACACCTACTAATGACTTAGGATCTGGCAAACTAGCATCTCTAGCTTCGTTTAAACCAGTTACATCTCTAATCATTTGCAAGTAATAGTTGTAATTACCTATTAAAGCCTGTAACTTTCCGCCTGCTCCTTGGCCATTAGATATTTGTTGGATAGGCACTTTGCCAGGGTTTTGATCACCATCAGCAGTAAAGCTTCTACCAATAACACTACCAGTTTGGAAGAACATGTTTAGAGCTTCTTGTGGGTTATAATTAGTACCGTTACCTAAATCTATTTCAGCAAGTCCGTCTGCATCAAGGTATACTCCATCTGGAACCATGCGCGACATCACTTGCTGTAGTTTTAAATGAGTAAGTTGTATCATATCTGCAAAGCCAGTTATTCTGCTTACTAACGATTCAACTCTACCTTCATACATACGCGGAGCCACTAAAGAGTAGTTCATTTTAACTTTGTTAAAGTCAGACTTGCTTCGCATCATATTCTTTGACTTACCCCACTTGAGTAACTTATCTGTACCAAGAACTATAGCGCCATCAAAAACGCACTCAACAGATCTAGATAATCTACTGTAACCTCTTTCTTCATTATCAGGAGCTTTAAACGCATCTGATTTTTCAATAGCCTTCATGCCTCCGGTTCCAGTCTGCTTAACTTTGTAAACATCGTTCATATAAGTCTTATAATTAAAATATAAAACTTGAACTTTGTTCTTGTCAACTTCACTTATTCTTCTACCTCTTAAATATCTTTTTGAAGAGCTGTCGTATATTTCTTTTAAATCAAGCTCTGTTAAGTTTGGAAACTCTCTAGCTAGCTCATTAATTGGTATTGTTTTAACTTCACCGATGTAGTATATATCATCAAAGTGAGGTGACTCAGTGTAAGAATAAACAACATTAACTGGATCTACGTAATCAATAGTTACACCTTCGCTATAATTAAAATTAGTTTTAACACAAGCAATACCTAAAACAGTTAGGTCGTATATTAATCTTCTTCTTGTTAAATCGTATTTATTACCTTCTAGTAAAACGTTAATGGCTTGCTCTTCTGCCATTTCAACAGCTTGCTTATA